CCTATCCCTGTGTGCCTTGGCAGTCTCAGCCTCTCTATGGGCAGTCGGTGATCCGACCTGCCGAACTGGTGGGCCTCATTGCCTGCAAGAACGATCTGCACCGGGCCTTCTGGCTGTACGTCCACCATCCGGCACTGTTCGAGGCTGCAGCGGAAATCGAATACCTGGACCACCATGGCCAGCAAGCCCAGCAGCATGACTTGGGCCTCAAACGGACCATCAAGCGTGACGAGGTGTCGATCGTCGCATTCGGTGACGCCATCAAAGGCTTCTACCAGCGGGAGCTGGGGTGCGGGGAGGTGTGCGTGGTCAATGTGCTGGACCGGGCACGCGGCACGCAGCTGATCTCCATCCATGCCAAGGACCTGGCCACGGCCAAGTTGGAGTTCGAGGGCAGCCAGTTGCAGCGGCGCGTGGGCAGTCCGAACATCCACATGGTGCTCGAGTACGCCCAGGCCTCCGGTGTGGCTCGCACCATCATCCGTGGCGGGGCCAAGTACCACGCCATGCTGTGTGAGGCCTTTGCAAGACACCTGCTGGGTGTGGATGCCGATGCCCAGCGGATCCAGACGCCACGCCTGAACCTGTCTACGCTGCGCTTGGGGCTGAACATCCCGCAGGCGATTGATGATGGATTCGTCGGCTTGCAGGTCAAGAGCGTGACCGTGGTCAGCGGTTGCGGGCAGCTCAAGATGGAGTGCACGGCCAGTGCCGCCAGCGATCAGCGCTGCGTGACAGACCTCCTGCACGACTACTTCGGCGCAGAAAACCCGCTCGCACGCGGCTGGACCATCCAGGCTGCTGTGCTCAATTTTTATCTCGCGCCGATGCAGGGCAAGAGCCGCTGTCAGGTGGTCAGTGTGGAGATCACCAGCAAAGGGCGATTGAACCTGCACAAGTTCGATGAGAAGCTGCGTGCGCAACTTGAGGGCTATCTGGTCCAGTTGGGCATCTTGAAGGCGCAGCAGGTCCTCAAGACAGGACGGGAGCAGGAGGAGCCTGCGACCATGGACGGCAACTTGTTCGAGTGAGGTGTGAATGGAGTTGACCCTCAATCAGCAAGCCATCAGCTTGGCCGCTTTGATGTTCGTGCGAGGCAGTGCATCCTTTGAGAGCAGCCTGCATGAAGAGGAAATGGCTGCGCTGCATGTTCTCAAGCAGATGAAGGCGGTTGTGCCTGGCGTGGTCAGCAGCCGGGATGCCGTCTGCGCTTTCTGCGGCATGCACCGTGGCCCCATCTTCAGAAGCGATGAAGGACTCATGGTGCAGTGCCCGGACTGCGGGCCGTTTGCGCTGGATCCGGCCAGTCAGCGCAGTTGGAGGCTGGACGACGAATGGCTGATCCGCAAGTTGCGCGGCGCACTCGACATCTCACCACACGCCACGACGACTCCGATCGTCGATGGGGTGTGGGACATTGGGCGGTACAAGAAGCGGCCGGTGGTGCTGGCTCGCCGCATCGATCTGGTAGAGCGCCATGGGCTGCGGATTTTTCATGGACCTGAGCCACGCAGTCAGAGTTGGGTGATCACGCCACGGCCTTTGGTGCGCTCACCATTGGAGCCGCTGGCCGGGACGGCAACCTGGTGGCAACTGGAAGACCGGTTTGCTTTGCATGGTTTGTCTTTGCGACTGCTGGACCCGGATCAAGGTGAAACTCCCGATGCCTTGCAGGACAACATCCCAAGCGTGGCTGTCCACGGACCGTTCAGTGAAGACTTCGCCTGGGTGCATCTGGAGGACTGGCCGCACGGCCCTATTCGTTTGACCGAAGCACAGACCCGGGTGTTTGCAGTCCTGTGGGAGCACTGTGACCGGGCGCAATCATCGGAATTCATCATGCGCGCGGCAGGACTTGACAGCGAAAAGCCCATGGATGTGTTCAAGGTGAAAGCGGTAAACCGGGGTGACCCGGTGTATGAGGGGCCCTTGCAGGCCTATGAACAGTTGGTCAGGCGGCAACGCAGGCTGGGCCTGTATCAGCTGATCTGGGCGGCGGCATGCCTTTGAGAGCATGATCTAACAATAAATTTGACTTCTAACATTTGCAGTGTTAGATTCTGTTTATATGTTAGAAGCAACTCTTCCCCAGCAAACTGTCCGGTATCTGAACCAGGTGCTCGGCGGGGAAGGCGTGCGTGTGGCTCCCAGCGGGAACACCGCCCAACTGCCGTATTTTCTTCAGGATACCTACGAGGTCTTGCCCGGCGAACTGCTGGGACAGCCGATCACACTGGCATGTGTCAAAGGGCGTCAGCCGCTGGCTGCGCAGCAAGTGGACCAACATGCGAAGCGATTGCGTGAGTTGTTGCACGCACCGGTCATCATTGCATTGCCGGAGGTCGCACCCGGTGAGCGCAAGCAGCTGATTGCGCATGGCGTTGCCTTTGTGGTTCCGGACAGACAACTGTTCGCGCCTCAGATGGGGATGATCTTGACTGAACGCTTTGGCGCTGAGCCTCGTCGGGAGCAAGAACTGGCTAGCCCTGCCACGCAGGCGCTCTTGGTTTGGTTTTTGAACCACCATCCCCTCACAGAGACTTGGCATCCGTTTGAAGAGGCGGCGGCGCTTGGTTATGCCGGTATGACGGCCACCCGGGCCATTCGAGAGTTGCTGCAATTCAATCTGTTTGAGTTGGAGGTGCGAGGTCGGGCCAAATACCTCAAGCTCAATGGCACACGACGTGATCTTTGGGAAAAGGCCAAGCCCCACCTGCGCACTCCCGTCCTTCGAACCATGTGGACCTACGATCAGCGCATTCTGCAAGTGACAGGCGCACGTTGGGCTGGCGAGAGTGCATTGGCGCGCCAGACCATGGTCAATGAGCCACAACAGCAAGTGGTCGCCATGACAGCAGAGGCAGCGCAGCGGGCCAAGCAGGCGGGCATCTTCTTTGAGCCCCGCGAGATTGCCGAAGGTATTGCCGTGCAGGTGTGGCGCTATGAGCCCGGCATGCAAGCGAATAAAAAGACCGTGGATCCCTTGTCTTTATGGCTCAGCCTGAGGGACAACCGTGACGACCGGATCCAGATGGCACTCGATGAGATTGAGGAGAAGTTTCTGTGGTGAGAGGGTTGGCGATTTTTCAGGAGTGGTTCAAGGACTTCGAGAACCAGTACGTCCTGATCGGCGGGACAGCAGCTTCAATCACCATGACCGAGGCGGGCTTGTCGTTCCGAGGTACCAAGGATCTGGATATCGTTTTGCATGTGGAGGTTCTGACGCCTGCGTTTGGCCAGAAATTTTGGGAATTCGTGCAGGCCGGTGGCTACCAGCAAAAGGAGGGTGATCCTGAGCAAAAGCCCTGCCTGTACAGGTTCCAAAAGCCACAAGACGAAGACTTCCCGCACATGCTGGAGCTGTTCTCGCGTGTGCCAGACGGTTTGAGCTTTGTCCCACCTGGCCATCTGACGCCCATCCCGATGGATGAGCAGATTTCCAGCCTGTCAGCCATTTTGCTGAATGACGAGTACTACCAGTTCGTGCTCGCTGGCCGCAAGAGCAAGCACGGCATGCCGTCCTGGGTGGGTGAAGATCGTCTGATTCCACTCAAGGCTGTGGCCTGGTTGGAAATGACCGAGCGAGTGCGTCAGGGGGAGGTGATTGACTCCAAAAAGATCAACAAGCATCTGACCGACATCGTCCAGTTGTCAGCTCTGCTGCAGCCAGGGCAAGTGATTGATTTGCCCGAACAACTCAGTGCTGATTTGCGGACTTTTGCCCAAGCAATCGTCACATTGAATCGCCCTGAACAGTTGCAAGCCATGGGCAGGATTGCGACGGCATACGCTTTCGATTTGTAAATTCAAACGCCCCCTCATTTGGCCGTTTCATTGACATCAGAACGCCCCTGTCTCAGATGTCTTTCGGGGCTTACGTACACGCTGGGGCAATTTCTCATTCATCAGGGCGAGGCCGATGGTGTCCTCAGAGGTGTCGAGTAACTGATCGAGCTTGCCCAGTTCACCGAACACCTGCATGGCTCTTGCGAAATGAACCAGTGCAGTTCCGGGGTGGCCCGCTTCCATGCGGCGCACGGTGTGGCTGGACGTGCCAATCCTTTCAGCCAGATCCTGCTGCGTCAGGTGCCTGCGGCGACGTGCAAGCGAGATCGCCTGCCCAAGGCGATTGAGGCTGCGCACGATGGGCAAAGGCGCAGGGGATGAGGTTTTCATATAAGCGGTGTTTTAAGGCTTCTTATACAGAATAGTAGTGCATATATTAGTGATTAATGTGATTTTCTTGGTGTGAGGGAGTCCAGGCTGGGATTAAGGAACTGGAGATATCGTCAAAGTTCCTTATTCAGTTCCTTATCAGTTCCCCATTGATTTCCTGAAATAGCAGCGTTGTCCCCCAACTCTTCGAAAGGAGTTACCAATGCTGCTAGCAACACCAGCACCCGAGGCGCCAGTCTTCCTGAGCGCCACTTCCCCTGAATCCACCATGCCCAAGCAGCTGGTGCTGACCGAGGCTGACCTGGCCTCCCGATGGGCCATGAGCCCTAAAACCCTGCAGCGCTGGCGTATGACTGGCACAGGGCCGACCTACCTCAAGCTGGGCAAACGGGTGAGCTACCCCCTCAACGCCGTGATTGCCTTCGAGAACTGCGTCCAGCATGTCTCGACCTCCAAGCGTTTCCCCGGGAAGGCAGGTGCGGCATGAACCACCTGCAATTGCAGCAAGCTGCGCTGCCAGACCTCTCCGTGAGCCAGATCAGCCGTCTGCCCAAAGACCAGCTGGCCCATTTCAGCAACGCGGTGCAGCAGCTTAATGACTGGACGGTGCAGATGCGTTGCCGGATCAACCGGGCGATGGAAATCCGCTACGCCGACCAGATTCGACATGCCGAATGCCTTGGCCAGGAGGAGGCGGCCAGTTTCCGCATCGATGACGGTGACCTGCAGATCGATGTCTCAAACCCCAAGGAAATCGTCTGGGACCAGCAGCACCTGTCCCAGATCGCTGAGCGGATGGTGGTGGCCGGTGACCGGGTGCAGGACTTCATGCAAGTCCAGTTCTCGGTGGCCGAGCAGGACTACGCCCGCTGGCATCCACTGCTGCGCGCGGCTTTCCAGCCCGCCCGCAAAGCGCTGATCACCGAACCCACCTTCCAGATTCGCTGGGTCGGCGAAGTCCAGCTTTGAGCGGACGGCCACTCGGACAAACCAGAACGTAACCCCACACAACAGGAATTCCTTCAATGAACCACGACAGCTACAACCAGGCCGCAACCTATGGCCAATCCTCGACCCACGGCACCCCGAGTGCCTGGTGTGACTTCAATGACGCCGATGCCCAGCAAGGCGAGTTCAACCTGATCCCCAAAGGCACTCAGGCCCTGGTGCGCATGGCCATCAAGCCCGGCGGCTATGACGACGCCAGTAGGGGCTGGACGGGGGGCTATGCCACTGCATCGGATGAAACCGGTGCCGTGTTCCTGTCCTGTGAGTTCGTGCTGCTCACAGGCCCGTTTGCCAAACGCAAGATCTGGAGCAATGTCGGTCTGCACTCCAACAAAGGGCCGACCTGGGCGCAGATCGGGCGCAGCTTCATCAAGGCCGTGCTCAACAGTTCGCGAAACATCCACCCCGATGATGGCTCCCCAGAGGCTCAGCGTGCCCGGCAGATCCGCAGTTTTGGTGACCTCGATGGTGCCGAATTCGCCGCCCGGATCGGCATTGAGAAGGATGGCCAGGGCGAGTACCGCAACATCATCCGGCTGGTGATCGAGCCCGATCACAAAGAGTACGCAGAGTTGATGCAGGCCAAGTTGCAACGCGATGGTGGCACGGGTGGGGGCTCCGGTGGCCCCGACGATGGCTTCTCCCGCATCAGCCGCACAAGCCCCCCAGCCCGGGGGCAGCTACACCCCTCGTCCAGGCAATGCGCAGGGTCGGCCTGCATGGGCGCAGTGATGGCGGCTTTGCATGAAATGCTGGGTGTGTTCCCGTCAGGCCAAAGGCTTCGGTCATGTGGATCTTCGCTTCAAGGTGGGGCACCCCAAGCGGTACCCCATCGACTGGATCTTTTGCTCACAGCGCTGCCAGGCCTGTTTCCACCGGCTGTACGCAGCCGGTATCCGGGCACTCGAGCGCGAGGGCGCTTTGCCGACGGGAGTAGGCGTGATTGATCCGACTGGTGCCGAATTGGCTGCCATGCAGCAGTGCCTCAAGCCGCTGGGCGAGGCTGCCGGTGAAATCGGTATGGATCGACCACTGTCGAGCTACACCCAGCAAGAGGCCTTGCGGCTGATCAATGCCGTGGTCACGACCTATGTCGAGGCCATGGTCCAAGAACACGAGCGCAGCAAGTACCCGCCTGTTCGCATGCAACTGGATCAATCGCCATAGAGACGACTTTGAGTCGATTGTCCTGAATCCACCGCAGGACGCAGCGTCCTGCGGATTCCAACTTCTACCAACCAATGCGGGTGAAACAGATCACCTGCAGGGGAGACTATTTCATGAATGAACCTGAAACTTTGGCTTCGCCATTGAGCCTGAAAGCAGCAGGCGATAACGACTTCAGCGATGAGCCGCTGCTCACAGCCAAACGAGCATCCAAGGCACTGAACCTGCCGCTGTACTACTTCACCAAAACTGCAAAGCGCAAAGCCCTGGGGCTGCCGTACTACTGCGTGAATCGGTTGGTCCGCTTCAGATTGGGTGAGCTGCACCAGTGGCAGATTGCCTATGCCCACAAGCTGCTTGAAGAACAAGACGCAGCGCCCCAAGAGGGAGATGCGCATGCTTGATTTCAACGATGCCCCCACTTCGACCTCGCGCAAAGCAGCGGGGGATGGCTCCGATGCTAATCGTGAGAAATCCGAAATCCGCACTGCCCTGAAAGACCAACTGTCTCTCCTGGTCGTGGATCTCTGGCCCTCGGGTAAGCGCCGCCAGAACAAATACCTGGTGGGCGATGTGATGGGGGGGCCGGGCGACAGCCTGGAGTTGTTGCTCTCTGGCCCCAAGGCCGGCCTATGGACTGACCGCGCCACGGGTGAAGGTGGAGACATCTTCGATCTGATTGCCCGCTATTACAGCCTCAATGTGCAGACCCAGTTCCCGCAGGTGCTGGAGAAAGCCCGGGAATGGCTCGGCCGTGTCTCGGCCATGCGCCCAGCGCCGTGGCAGCAAGCAAGGCCAAGGCACCAGTGGTCGATGAGCTGGGACCCCCAACAGCCAAGTGGGACTATCAGGATGCCAGCGGCAAGCTCATCGCGGTGGTGTACCGGCACGACCCTGAGCCTGGACGCAAGGAGTTCAGACCCTGGGATGTGCGCCGCCGCAAGATGACGCCTCCTGAGCCCCGTCCGCTGTACAACCAGCCCGGCATGCTCAAGGCCGATCAGGTGGTGCTGGTCGAAGGAGAAAAGTGCGCTCAGGCCCTGCTCGAGTTCGGCGTGTGTGCCACCACAGCCATGCACGGCGCCAATGCGCCCGTTGAGAAAACCGATTGGTCGCCGCTGTCGGACAAGCATGTGCTCATCTGGCCGGATCGCGACAAGCCCGGCTGGCTATACGCAGACCGTGCCTCGCAGGCCATTTTGCAAGCAGGGGCCAAGTCATGCGCCATCTTGCAGCCTCCCGCAGAAAAGCCCGAGGGCTGGGATGTGGCCGATGCACTGACCGATGGCTTTGACATTGCCGGGTTTCTGGCCGTGGGCGAGCGTATGCCGATCACGCGTGAATTCGGTGCAGACGATATCGCCATGCCGATCGAGGGCATCGACTACTCCACTGAGGATGGGTTGGCTTTGGCGTTCTCGCACCAGTTCGCCGAGGACTGGCGTTACTGCGCCCCGTGGTCCAAATGGCTGGTTTGGAATGGCGTGCGCTGGAATGTGGACAAGCAGCTGTACATCATGCACCTGAGCCGCACGGTGTGCCGCAGCGCCGCCATGTTCGCTGAGACACCGCGCATGAAAGCCCGCATGGCCAGTGCAGCCACCATCTCGGCCGTTGAGCGCCTTGTGCGATCTGACCCCCGGCAAAGCGCCACTGTTGACGAGTGGGATGCCAACGCCTGGCTGCTCAATACGCCCGGCGGCATTGTGGACCTGCGAACCGGTGCGCGTGGACCGCACGACCGCGATCGCCGCATGACCAAGGTGACCACGGCCACGCCGCAAGGCGAGTGCCCGGTTTGGCGAAATTTTCTGGTCAACGTCACGGGCAGCGATCAAGAACTGCAGGACTACCTGCAGCGCGTAGTGGGCTATTGCCTCACAGGCGACTTGAGCACCCACGCGCTTTTCTTCCTCTATGGCACAGGGGCGAATGGCAAGTCGGTGTTCGTGAACGTGATCTCCACGGTGCTGGGTGACTACGCGGCTAATGCGCCCATGGACACCTTCATGGAGTCCCGCACCGATCGTCATCCCACCGATCTGGCTGGTCTGCGCGGTGCTCGCTTCGTTTCGGCGACAGAAACCGAGCAGGGCAGGCGCTGGAACGAGTCCAAGATCAAGGCGATCACGGGTGGTGACGACATCACGGCCCGCTTGATGCACCAAGATTTCTTCACCTACAGGCCGCAGTTCAAGCTCCTGATTGCCGGTAACCACAAGCCAGCGATCCGCAACATCGACGAGGCCATGCGCCGCCGCATGCACCTGATCCCCTTCACGATCACGGTCCCTCCAGAAAAGCGTGATCCGCTCCTGACCGAGAAGCTTCTGGCCGAGCGTGACGGCATCTTGGCCTGGGCGCTGGAGGGCTGCCTGCAGTGGAAGAAGCAGGGACTCAAGCAGCCCCAAAGCGTGGCTGAGGCGACCGAGGAGTACTTCGAGGCCGAGGACGCCATGGGCAGGTGGATCGCTGAGCGCTGCAATCAAGGGCCCACCCACAAGGCCCTCACGGCCACGCTGTTCAACGACTGGAAACAGTGGGCCGAGCTCAGTGGCGAGTACGTGGGCACGCAGCGCAGGTTCTCGGATGCCTTGTTGACCAGGCGTCTTGAGAAGTGGCGCAACTCCATGGGCGTGCGTGGCTACGTGGGCCTTGACCTCAAACAGCCCACCTCGCTGCCTTCGCGCGCCTATCCCTACAACGACGATTGAGAGACAAACCCAATGAAAAAGATTTCAAAAGCAGGGCTGATCGCCAGTTCTCTGACGCAACTGACTCTATTGAACATTTGTTCTTTACGCGTATACGCGTATACAGATAAGAGTCATAGATGTTTGAGTGCGGCAAAAGCGTCGGCCACATTGTCAAAACCGGACAAGTCCGCTTTTGACTTCCCAGCGGCGCACCGGAATATTGCGTTTGGAGGGCAGGTATGAAGATCCCTCCAGCACGATACCCATCGCCCCTTGGGCGCATGCAGGCCACGCCCATGGATGTCGAGGCCACCAAGCGCCAGGGGTGGCGCGAGCAGCACATCCTGGTCATCTCGGATGAAGATGAGCGCCTGGACTTTCTGGAGCGCCAGCTCATTCGCAGCATTGGCGAGCGGCTCTATGGTCAAGGCCCTGGCCAAGGTCATGTCCAGGGTCACCCCAAGGGAGGTGGCCATGGTTGAAGCCTGGACAGTCGAGACGGTGGCAGACCGATTTGTCGATGCGGCCAGAACCGCAAGGCGCCTGCCACGCGTGATGGTGCAGGGTTATGCCAGCACCTGGCCCATCGTGATCCTGCCAGGCGATGCCTATCCGGATCCGCACAAGGTGTACCGATTGCCGCCCCCGTCCCCTCAGGATGTGGAGCGCATGCTCGAAGTGATGCGCTGGGTGCAGTTGCTTGAACTGGACGAGCGGCACTTGGTGTGGATGCGGGCCAAACGCTTTGACTGGGTGGAGATCAGCAAGCGCTTTGCCTGTGACCGCACCACAGCGTGGAGACGATGGAAGCGGGACATGCAGGTGGTGGCCGATCTGCTCAATCGGCAGGCACAGTCACTCAAAAAGTGAGGCCTGTCATCTGGAGAGGAAATTAGCGTGTTTTGGCGGTCATGCGCGGCGCTATTGACGTTCAAACGTGAATGCGCGGTTTTTGGGGCCAAAACACGCTGCAACAATCACCGACTGCCCATAGAGAGGCTGAGACTGCCAAGGCACACAGGGGATAGG